GTGTGGTCGCCTTCTGCTTATCCTGCCGGTTGGAGGGAGGTGTCCGCATGACCCTGAAGGATCTTCTTCTGGGCGGCAGCGGCGGTCTGTTCGCGCTGCTGACCATCCTGCAAATCAGCCCCATCAAGATCAACCCGTGGTCTGCGCTGGCCCGCTCGATTGGCCGGGCGCTCAACAAAGATGTTCTGGACCGGCTCACCACTTTGGAGGTCGAACAGAAGGAAATCAAATCGGAGCTGGCCGCCCAAAAGGCGCTTTCCGATAAGCGCGAGGCCAACGGCTGGCGAGCCGACATCCTCCGCTTCAACATGGAGCTTGTCGAGCATACGCGGCACACGCGGGAGGACTACATCGAGATTTTGGACGTCATCGACAAGTACGAAAAATACTGCGACAGCCACAAGGACTACGAAAACAACCGTGCCGTCCATGCAATCGCCAATGTTGAGCGCTGCTACGACGACCGGCTGAAAAATAATGACTTTGCATAAGGAGGAAATCACTATGAACCCCAAAACCGAAACCACCATCGAAACCACCGAGGCGGAACTGACCGCCGAAGCTCTGGACGAGCTTTCCAACAACAAAGGGGAGGACTAAAACATGAGTTACACAAATTCACCGATGGTGAGCTACACGAAGCTCAGCCCGAACCACAGCGGGCAGCGTACCCACAGCATCGACCGCATCACGCCGCACTGCGTGGTCGGCCAGTGCAGCGTGGAGACGCTGGGCCGCATCTTCACGCCGACCTCCAAGCAGGCCAGCAGCAACTACGGCATCGGCCTTGACGGTCGTGTCGGTATGTACGTTGAGGAGAAAAACCGCAGCTGGTGTTCCTCCTCCAATGCCAACGACCAGCGGGCCGTCACTATCGAGTGCGCCAGCGACAGCACAGAACCGTATGCGTTCAAGGATGTGGTCTATCAGACCCTCATCAAGCTCTGCGTGGACATCTGCCAGCGCAACGGCAAAACCAAGCTGCTTTGGCTGGGCGACAAGGACAAGACCCTGAATTACACCCCCAAGGCCGACGAAATGATCCTGACCGTCCACCGCTGGTTTGCCAACAAGAGCTGCCCCGGCAACTGGATGTACGCCCGCATGGGCGATCTCGCCGCGAAGGTCACTGCGGCGCTGGGCGCTGCGGCGAAGCCCACTACCCCTACCACTCCCAGCACCATCAAGAAGGGCGACGTCGTGCGCATCCTGTCCGGCGCGACCTACTACAACGGCAAGGCTGTCCCGAACTGGGTAGCCGCCAAGCAGTGGATTGTCCGCGAGATCAGCGGCGACCGCGCCGTCATCGACAAGAGCGTGGACGGCAAGAATGCCATTTGCAGTCCTATCAACGTCAAGTTCCTGTCCGTCGTGGGCGAGGCGGTTACACCGACGCCCAGCTTCAGCGCGTACCGCGTAAAGATTACCACCGATGCCCTGAACATCCGCAAAGGCCCCGGCACCGGCTACGGTACGAACGGCTGCATCCGTGACCACGGCGTTTATACCATCGTCGCTGAGAGCACGGGCACCGGCGCGACCAAATGGGGCAAGCTCAAATCCGGCGCAGGCTGGATCAGTCTGGATTACACCAAAAAGGTGTAAATACATATCGAAAAGGAGAATATCACCATGACTAACGTTATCATCGAAAACCTTGTGCAGATCGCGGCAACCCTGCTCATTACCCTGATCGGTGTTCTGGGCGCGTGGCTGTCTACCAAGCTCGCCAAGCGCGAGGAGCTGAAGAACATCTCTACGGCTACCAATGAGGTCATTCACGCCGCCCAGCAGACCGTCCTTGAGCTTCAGCAGACCACCGTGGAGGGCATGAAGAAAGCCCATGAGGATGGCAAGCTGACCAAAGACGAAATTACTGAGCTGGGCAAGCTGCTTATTGACGGCGCTATGGCTAAGATGTCCGACACCTCTAAAAACTTGCTCAACGCTGCTGGTGTGGACATTTCCGCTATCATTCGCGGCGCGGGCGAAGCCCTCATTGCGCGAATGAAATAACCCGCTGCACCGGTGTAACATTCTGCTGAAAAGCGGTGTTACACCGGCTGAAAATGTTACAAAAGCCTGTAACATTGTAACACTGACGTTACACGCGAATGTTACGGCAAAAAGCCTTGAAAACAGGCGCTTTTCGGCCTTTGTAACATTGTAACATAATTTTCTAATATATCTATTGAAATAAAGGGCGCAAGGTGTACATATACGTCATAGCGCCTTTGCGCGCCATATGCACACGCGTATAGGGAAAATGGCCCTCGGATGTTACAAAAGCATCCGAGGGCCTTATTTTTTTTGCCCGGAAGTCGAGCGCAACAAAATAAAATCGAAGAAAATCGCGTACTCCTATTGACAATCGAACTTTATGACGCTATAATAAAGTAAACCGAACAAAACAGAGCAAAACAGGAGGACGAAAAAATGAAACTCACAAATACCGATTTTAGCATGAAGGTCAACGAATCCAGCAGTTACATTGTCTACATCACGAAAAGCAAGGAAATCTACAGCAGCATCTATCAGATGGAGATGAAGAAGCGTGAGCTGCTTCACGACCAGCTCAGTTGGTATTACAGCGTAGGCGGCCATGCTCCGGTCCAGCAGGATTGCAGAGTGCCGGAGTTCTTCCACGGCGACAATTTCTTGATGGTATGCGTAGAACACAACAACGGCGATTGGAACAAGCAGCCCACCTACAAGCTGTATATCGCAGAGTGACGGGGTGAAAGCCCCGGTAATGCGGCAGGCCGGTCACAAGCCCGGCCACGCTATAGGAGGACAAGAAAATGAAGGTCAAAGAAACGCGCTGGATGGACATGGACGATCTGCGGGGGCTGTGCGTCAAGCACGGGTGGTTTACGCGGGGCGACTGCAAAGCCTACGACAAGCTGCTGAAAATGCCGTATGACGCTAAAGGCAAGCTGCGGAACATCACCACGACGATTCTTTGCAACATGGCGCAGACCATCATGCAGAACAGCGACCCCGAAACCTACGACATTCTTGAGTTTGAAGGCATCCTGTATTACCTCGGCGAAATCTGCCACACCTGCTTTTCCGTTGAAGACTGAATGGAGGTAACGAAAATGTTCAAGATCAACAGCTACACCGACCTGAAGGTCGCCTACGAAATCCTTGAGATCGCTTATGAGAGCGGCAGAAGCCAGAAGGCCGCCGACCTCAAGCGCGAAATGCGCGCATTCTTCCGCCGCCCCGTCTCTGAGCGCCGCATCATTCAGGATGACGGCATCGACGGCTATACGGAGCTGCTGCCGCTGCCCGAATACATCGAGACGATGGACGAGGCCGTCAGCTACTTCGAGGACTACGAATACCGGCCCTATTACCCGTCCGCTTATGACTGCACCGGTCAGGCATTCACAAGCTGGTACAAGGTTTTCGTTCGTGGTGGTCGCTTTTGGGCATACCACTGTGTCAGTGTGGATGTTTGAGAGGGGGGGGGATAACGAGAGTGAGGTATCTGGTTCAGGCCATTCTGATTGATGGCGAGATCGAGACTGTGGTTGACAGCAGAAAGAGCGACAGCTACATGGAAACAGTGCGGTCTTTGATGGCACGACACCGACACAGCTATCACTACCTGTACCGCGCTATGGACCTTGAAAGCGGGGAAATCGTGCTGTCAACAACGGAAAACAAATTCCAATAAGCCGAAACGCCCATCCGGGCGTCTGCCGGAATCGCCCCACCGGCACTGAAGATGGCAGGGCAACGGAGGTAAAACATGAACATCAACACTTTGGAATTCGTCCATGAACTGCTGCGCGCGGAAGCTACACGCGCAGACGAAGTCTACAAAGCATCTCGTCGCCTTCAGCACGAGTACGAGGACCGCGATGACCCGAACCCAGAACTCTGCAAGCATCAGAAGAAGGCCGCCGACGAGCACATGGCAATTTCTTTTCGTGCCCGTAATGCGCTGGAAGACTTCGAGGCTCAGGAGTGGTAAGGAGGTAAAACATGAAAACGTATGTGGTCTATTTCTTCATCAAGGCAAACCGGACAGAGTATCTGGCCGACGTCGTTGTCGAAGCCCCCACGGCAAAAGCCGCCTGCGCGCTTTGCAAGGACTGGTATTTCAAGACGACCGGCAAGAACGCTTTCCGGCCTACAACGAAGCTGAGCGACGAAGACCGAAAGTGGTATGAGGATCATAACCGCATCAAGCACTTCGACGCGACGCTGAGATCGAACGGAGGTGACAATCGTGGTTGAGACGTACCGATACCGTGGCCGCGCGGCCAGTGACCCAGATGCAGCGTGGACCTACTTCGACGCTTATTCGGACACCGGCGCGATTATGGCCTTTTGCAGCATGACCGGCGTCCAGCAGAGCGACGCCGTGATTGACGCTTGGGATGACGACTTTCACTTCTGGTACAACGTAATTTCGGGAGGTGTTATGTATGGCAACCTATGAGATCATCCGTGAGGCATACGACGTACCGACCTGCTGGGAAACGACCCTCGGCGGTCAGCGCTGGTGGATTACCCGCACGGCGGAGTTTTCCTTCACCGTGGAAACCTGCCTTGAGGTTCAGTACGGCGACATAGAGGTCGTGGCCGTCAAGACGTGCCGCAGTCTGGCAGCTGCCCAGAAGTGGCTGGAACAGCACTGGCGCGACTGGGTGCCGGATGAACGGTGCGAGAGCTACACACGGGAGGGAACATTGTGAGGATTGCAGATCAGAAGCGCGCGGACTTTGTGAAGCGGTTTCGCAGCCTGTCCCGTCGTTTCCCGCTGTGGCAGGTGTGGAGCGACTTCATCACTATGTTCGCCATTGCGCTTTCCAACGCCATAGATAGTCGATACCGCACGGAGCGCGAGGCAATGTATAGGCGGATCATCGAGAAGTACGAGATGGCAGAGCGCACAGTATTCCCCGAACTGGCAGAGGATGTGGTCAACGCCTTTGACGCCGACCGTGAGCAGGATTTTCTGGGCAGCGCGTACATGGAATTGGAACTCGGCAATCACTGGATCGGCCAGTTCTTCACGCCCTATGACATTTGCCGCTGCATGGCGGAGATTACCACCGGCGACGTTGTGGGGCAGATCAACCGCGACGGCTTCGTCACGCTGAACGACTGCGCTTGCGGAGCGGGGGCTACACTGATCGCGGCGGTGAATCAGATCGAAAAGCAGCTGTTTGAGGCAAAAAGCCCGCTGCGCTGGCAGAATCACGTCCTTGTGACGGCGCAGGACCTCGACTTCACAACGGGGATGATGTGCTATATTCAGCTCTCGCTGCTTGGCTGCGCGGGTTACATCAAGATCGGCAATACCTTGACCGACCCCATGCACGACGGAGACGACCCAACGGCCTACTGGTACACGCCCGGCTACTTTTCGTCCGTGTGGCAGCTTCGGCGTATCTTCCGGAGCATGGACAGGCTTTTCAAGGAGGCGGGGTAATGCACAAATATGTGAGGTCAGGAAAATTCAAAAATACGAACTGCGGGTATGCGCTGGTGCGCGGCATCGTGTTCGGCTCGATTTATGAGGCAGAGGAGTATTGCACCGCCAAAGGGTACGACCCGAACGTCTGGATTGAGGCTGACAGTGACGCGGTGCTTTCGAGGTGCCAGCAGATCGCGCGTGCCGCACTACCGTGTCTCTGTCAAGCGCTTGAGGAACAGCGGATTTTGTGTGAAATCCTCGGTCGTGAAGCCAGAGCAGAGGCCGCAGCTCTGGAAGCGGCAAAAGAAAAGCATGAATTGGGCTGGGAAGTTCACCGTGACTGGCTGCAACACGCAGCGGGCAAAGTCGGTGGCTGTTATGACGGCATGGAGATCATCCGTAGACGCATCACAATGCTTGAAAGAATCATCCGAATCAGACCCGCACCAAAGGAGGCACTCCACCATGAAAAAGAGCGTAGCTGAAGCCCGGCAGCGGGCGTTGGAAAACAGCGAAGCCGCGCCGGACATTCTGATCCGAGTGATGGACAAGCCGCACAAGCACGCCGTCGTCTGTTCGCACCCGATGGTTTACCGTGAGAGGGTGCTTGACGGCTGGTACACAGTCGCGGCATTTCGGAATGGTGAGGAGGTGAAAATCTAAAATGAACTGTCACGGCTGCAAATGGCTTGACCGTTACAAGAAAGACGGAAACGGCTACTGCTGCATGGTGGTCCGGAGTAAGACCCAAACATCCAAAGTTCGCAGGCCGGATATGGAGCGCTGCGAACTGTACAAGCCCGGCGACTGGAAAACCCGCTGGGAAACAGAGCTACACGAAGGAGGAAAACAGAAATGAAATACAACAGCGTTGAGGAATGGAAGGCAGAGGCGACCCGCCGATTTGGTCCTGATATGCTCAAGTGGCGTTTCCGCTGCCCTATGTGCGGTCACGTCGCGTCCGTGCAGGACTTCAAGGACGCAGGGGCGAAATCTCCGAGCTGCGCCTATCAGGAGTGTCTGGGTCGGTACACCGGCAAGGGTACGCCGAAGAAGGGCGATAGCAGCGGCTGCAACTGGGCGGCCTACGGGCTGTTCGGCATTCCCGCTGAGCATGACATCGTTGTCGTGGCTCCCGGCGATCAGGTGGACGTGTACCCGTTCGCAGACGGAGAACAGGAGGCTGACAATGGCTGAGTGTTTGAATTACGAAGCCGCAGGCACCGGCGTTTGCAATCAAAAGAACCGAATAAAGACGCACTTCGCCAAAATTATTGTCAGCGGCACAAGTGAAAAGCCGTGTTACGATATTCTGTATTTTGATCCAACGGACCGGAAATACCACATCGGCTTCGGCTCGTATCGCCTTGATTACGTGTTTAAGTGGCTGGCAGAAGAATTCGAGA